ATCTCTTTATGTGGTTGGATACAGAAATGAGCCTTTACCTGTGGGTCCCCCGGAAAGTGCTGCAAAAGGAACAACAGTTGATTTAAATCCGTTTGTATTAACTATTGAGAAATCAGATTTTGCGACATATACACAGGAAGATATTACAATAATGAATGCATATAATCAAACTATTGCTTTACAGGAATTAATACCGCCTTTGCCTGAAACAATAATTTATGGCGCGGAATTATATGGTACAACAATTTATTAAAATAAAATAATGGCTAGATTTGGATCAATACCGACACAATTAGACATACCGGCAGGAAACTTCGTCAGAAGGAATGCTGGTGATACTGCTTTTGAAGCAGCTGGGGACGTTGTGATCGACGGAGACTTTTCATCACAAGGAATATGCTTACGCGGGGCAACTCCAGGCGTCTACGCAATCATGACCGGCAGCTCAGCTGTGAATACAGTTGAGGGGACTCTAACCAATGATGCCACACATATGCCCACTTCTGCTGCTGTTTATGCTGCTATTGGCGCTTTACCGACTTATTCATTTTCGAACGGGTTAACAGAAACTGCCGGCGCTGTTAAATTGGGAGGTACATTAACTCAAGCTACTAATGTATATGGAGATCCTACCAACAAATTAACGCTAGGAAGTATTTGGACAGGAACTGATTCTGCTAAACTTGCTTTTCATTCAGATGCTTCTGTTGATTTAAAAGTTTACGCTAATGATAATTGGACCGGGGCGCAGACCCAAATATCAATAGGTAAAAATTCTATATTATTAAAAGCTTCCGATGCCAGTTCTGTTGATAAGTCTATAACAATAAGTGGGTCACTTATACAGATATTAGATGCTCAAGATACTAAAGGAATGCAGTATGCTGCTGATTATTCGATTAATGGCGCAGCTATTGGTGCTAGATGGATACCAGATAAAGGGTATGTTGATGCTGCTGTAAGTAGTGTTTCGTATACATTTACTAATGGATTAGCTGAGTCTGCGGGTGTTGTTAAACTGGGCGGACCATTAACAGGAACAACTGACTTAACTAATGCTGTAGCAGGAACATATGCACTTAATATCGGAACGAGTTCTAATTATCTTGGAGCTGTTACTGTAAATGCAGAAGGAATAAGCTTAATAGGTAGAAACAATTCTAATATTTCATTTTATACAGGGACAGGATTAATAAATCTTCAGGGTGATACAGTTATTACTTCTACTAAAGTTATCGGAACTCAAACCAGTGTTGATAATACTTATAGTTTGGCTGCATATGATACTGATGGTACTGCATATACTAATTTCATTACATTCACAGCCGGTACTACCCCAACAATGACTTTCCCTCAATCCGGTGGTGGAACAGATAATTATCTTAATGCGGATGGTGGGTGGTCAATTCCCCCAGGTACAGTTCCGACGGATAATATTCTTGACTGGGACGGAACAGCCTATGCTCCGTACTCTGCTCAGACTACAGGGGCTTTTGATTCAAGTGCAACCAATCCTATTAGTGCTGTTAATAGATTAAATTTTGACGGTGAATTCTATGCCTATAATATATATGCAGCGAATGCAACTGATCATGTAACAATTACATCTGGTGGACAAGTTCTTATTTACACAGGCGGTGCCGATCAGATGATATTCCAGCCTTATGTAAGTGATGGGGCGGGGGCCTATGGTTATAGTTTTGATACTGAAAATACTCTTTCGACTGAAGGATCAAAAGTAGCAATATTTAAAAATAATAGTACGGAAGTATTTACCGTATATGGTGGCGGTCAATTATTAATCAGTGAACGCGCTCTTACAGGATTGCCAGCGCCTGCTGCGACGCAGGGATTTATTTATATGGATTCCGCTGATGATAAGTTGTATTTTAAAAATAGTGCAACAACATATGATCTTACAAGTTCTGTAGGATCTGCAACATTCATTGGAGATACCGATACTCCTGCGGACTGGACAGGCGGTGTGGGAGGATGGTTAGTAATGGTTAATTCAACTCCTGATGCAGTAGAATTTATTGATCCTTCTGGATATGCTATTAACAATTTTAGCGGTACACTTACCGGAAACTGGACTATTACTGGTAATAACACTTATAGATGGAGGGTGGAATCGGTACATGCCGCTACAGGATCTGTTTATGCTGAAATTAGTGATAGCGGGAAATCATTTAATACTGTTTCATGGTCTGGAGCTGATTATACTGGGGGATATGGATCATTATATGTTGATGATGCTTTGGTAAATTTAACATTAGATGATACTTCTAATCAGAAAGTTATAGCTATTACGGCATCTGCTATGACAATTACTGATGCTATTAGTTCAATAGGATTTCAGTATGCTGCTGATTATAAAACTGATGGAATGTCTCTTGGTGATCGTTGGATTCCAGATAAAGGGTATGTTGATGATTATTTTAATGGTCAGATAATTACTATTACTTCATTAGCTACAGATGATATAATGAAGTGGAGTGGATCTGCTTGGATAAATACTCCAATTCCTACAGGCGGAACTAACCATGCTTTACTAAGTGCGACACATACTGATACAGCAAATGTAGCCGTTACAAGAGGTGATATAATATACGGGGATAACTCTACACAATGGAATGTTTTAAATATATCTGCAACTGCTACTCATTTACTTAGAACAGATGGTACAGATTTATCTTGGGGAGTATTTAATTTTGGGAATCTTGGTACTACTCCTTCAGTTTTAGGGGGAAGAATATCAGATACTAAAACTAATTTTAATGCTGCTTGTAGTAATGGTACTTTTATGTATGTTGGGGATGCGCCTACTGCCCATTCACATGGAGGGATAAGTAATACAGGTCATATTGGAGCTGCAGCTAATCTTCCTCTTATTACAGGCACCGCAGGATTAATAACTACCGGAACATTTGGAACAGCTGTTTATACATTTTGTGTGGGTAATGATGCGCGTTTATCTAATGCTAGAACTCCTACTGCTCATGCGATGGATTCAGCTACTTACCATACTAGTAGTGATACCACTACGCTGAATGCTACCATTGTTAAACATGGATTTCTAAAAAAACTTTCAAATATAGCTACACAATATATGAATGGTGTAGGAAACTGGACAGTTCCTGCTGGTGGGGCAGCTAATCCTGCTGGATCGGATACTCATATTCAGTTTAATGATAGTGGCGCATTTGGTGGATCAGTTAATCTTACATGGGATGATACCACTTTACATATAGCCGGGTCATTAAAAACTACTGTTGGAAGTCCAGTTTTCTATAATACTACTGATACTAGTCAACGATGTACATGGGCTATGAATGTAGCAGATTGGATTTCAATATATAATTATGACGAAACGGGGCCTGCTTTTAAAAATATGAGATTTGGTAGCAATATATCAACACAAGGGTTAGAAATTAATGGAATTACTGGTCATGTAGGAATAACTGCGACTCCTTCTGCTACTTATGATTTATATGTCGGTGGATCAGTATATGCTAGTGGGGATATCGATATAGGCGCCATAAATGCTACTGCGAAACTATACGTGTATCATGATATAGGGACTCAATATGTAGCCTATTTTGATCAAGATAACCCAACTGGGCATGGTATTAGAGTAGATATTGATGCAGCATCCGGAACAAGTTATACATTATTCAGAGGGTACAGAAGTGCTATAAAGATTGCCGAGCTTCGTTCAGACGGCGATTGGTGGGCACATGATTTTGTTCAGAGTTCTGATAAAAGATTAAAAGATGTTTATCAAACTGTACCTGATGGACTTGAATCAGTATTGAAATTAAATCCTGTTACTTACAGATGGAAAGATAAAAGTGATGATTATATTCATACGGGATTTATCGCCCAGGAAGTACAAAAACTCTTTCCTGAGCTTGTTAAAGACGATAGTGACGGTTTTTTATCGCTTTCGTATGGTAGGATGTCTGCATTAGCTATAGCCGGTGTACAAGGATTAAATTGTAAAGTTGATACTATTGAAGATAAACTTCGAAAAGAGATTGTGGGTTTAAAATTAAGAGTTAAAGAATTAGAAGAAAATGGCTAAAGTTCCAGATACAGATACATTTGCACTGTCTGATGTTGATGTAGTTCTTTCTGAGGATAGTGAGAATGGGCTATTTGATTGGGTTACTGATTCGGTGGGTAAAGCAATGTTACATGGCGCACTTAATAGTGATGTTGTAATTGGTAGTCGTATAACTATAACAGATTCAACATATTATAACGGTACACATACTGTTACGGCCCGTACAGATACTACTATTACTATTGATGCTAATTACATTGATACTGATCTTGGTAAGTGGGATCTTGAACTTTACAGTCTTGGGGATATGTTTACAGCAGCTGTAGATAATAAATTTGATTGGCGATATAGCGTAGCAAAAGATCGTTTAAGTAATTTCAGAAATTATGGTACCCCAGGCACAGGTGTACTTACAGCCGGAGATCATGATGATCAGGCCGGTTATCATTGGGGGCTTCATGGGAATCAGCATTGGGTTTTTATTGCTTGTATGGAATTTGGGGTTCGTTGTTATGATGTATCTACTTTAGGAATGTTAACGTTAAAAAATACTGCGGGCGCACCTGGGAATGAGGGTTTTATTGATGTTTGGACTCAAAGTAGTAAATTATTTTTAACTTCTCAAGATAGTGTTGCTGATGTTAATTATTTGAGGTCATATACTTATAATACAGTAACAGGAGTAATGGTGGCGGCAGACGTTATACAGGCTAGCACTGAGACTGGTGCGCATCATATTTTTGGTGATGGAAGTAATCTTATATTTGTTACACAGCCGTTTGGCCTTAGTACATATGGAATACATAGTTTTACATATGATATTAATGGTAATTTAACATTCAAAGATGTATATAATGCTGATCTTGCATTTTATTATAAAGGTGTTTATGTAGATGGGTATCTTTTTGTCGTGGGTAGTAATGGCATCACTTCTTTTACAAGAAATATAACTACTGGAGTTCTTACTAGAGTTGATAACGATAACACAGGAACATTTGTTGGAAACAGTATTATTTATGATAGTAATAGTGGTTTGTTATTTGTGGGTTCGGACGCAGATGGAGCAATAGTCTATTCTCATAGCTCAGGAACTCTTACTCAAGAATATCGTCAGGGGTCGGGGGTTCGGAAACATCCAGCTTATCATTCTGCTGCAAATTATCTTTATTATATTGACGGTTCAAATGTTCTTAGATATAAACGCAATGTTAATGATGACCTTGATTACATTGGGTCACAGGCTTTAGGTATAGTTGAACGATTATTTATATGGAGTGGGGCTCCAAATATTTTAATAGCCAGTGATGGATACGATGGAATTCGAACTTACGGAATAGATTATGATTAAATGGTAATGGTTTGGAAGTTACAATAAAAAAGACTACTTTTGTATTAATGTTTAACATTTCATAAATTTAATTAAGATGGCAAAAATTAATTTTAGTCTAGTATTAACTAAGCTTGAAGGGGACCCTTTGAAAGACGATAAGCAAGAGGATTTGACATTAGCTGGCGCGGCTAAGCAGGCCTTATTGGCTTTGGATGAGAAGCAGACCGGAGAACAGAAATATGAACGTTATTGTTTAGCTACGAAAGTAGCAAATGGTGGTGAGGTTACTTTGAAATCTGAAGAAATTTCCACAATTAAAGAAGTAATTGGAAAATATATGTATCCTATTGTGGTTGGTCAAGCCTGGGATCTCCTGGAAGGAAAAGCTTCAAAAGCCGCATTGACAAAATAAAGAAAAATGACTTCAGAAAGTACCAACAGCTGCCCGTATGAATGCAGCAAATCGGATGTAATAGATCAGACTGCAGAGGATATTCAATCCCTTAAAATAACTGTTGATCGTATTGACAGGGCTCTTCAAGGCGATGAATATCATCCTAACGGTTTGGTAAGGCAAAGAGTAAAAGATCATAGACGTATAGTTCGTATAGAGCGTTTTTTATGGACAGCCGGTGGTGCAGTGAGTGTTGGTATACTTATTTTTAAAGTCCTATTTTAATGAAATGGGCAATAACTTTAACTTGGTCGAAATTGGTGGCAACCGTGATACTTATTGTTGGCTCCATTATCTCCTTTATCATAATAAAAACTAATAAGGACTTAGCCGTGGAAGTATTCCTCAAGACTACTACCATATCTGCTGGTCTATTAGGATGGAGACAAGCAGCCAATGTAGTGAAGAGGGCCATTCCGGCTAAAATAATAAACAGGCTGACGAATGACGATAGAATTTCAGACGAACATTCTAAAGTACCTGTTACAGACCCCCAATAGTGGTCAATATTTTCAGCATTTAGACAGTTCCGTATTTGATCTTGTAACACACAGGATTGCGTTTGACACACTTTATAAGTATTTTAAACAATACGGTGATACGCCTACGCCACTAGTTGCCGAGCAATTGCTACAGGAGGATCTGAGCAGTACCAAAGATTTACCCGAGACAATAAGCGGAGAATTAATTAAAATATTCGCAAGTTTCAAAGATCCACTTAACGCCAGAGATCGAGCATATATAGATAATTTCATTGTCAGCGAGATCCAGAATAAACAGGCGGATAAACATATCATGAGTTACGGGGATGAGAAGCTTTCCCTGGAACAGCTTACCTCAAAGTTGGGGCAATTGAACTTGATTGGTCAAAATGCTGCAGCGGACACTGATGGGCTACTTATTGAGGACCGTCGGTTTCATAGTGACGACCTGGAAGACGGAGCCCCGACATTCCTATACGACCTCAATAGTATGACCGCAGCGGGGGGATTCTACTCTCCACAGTTGGTTGTTTTTGCATCGGGTCCAAAACATTTCAAAACCGGATTTATAATCAAATTAGCTGTAGAGTATGCCAGAGATGGATACAAGGTCTATTATGCTGATGGCGAGAATGGTAAGAGATCTATTCGACGCAGAGCAAAGATGTCCATCATGGAATGCACTGCTTATGACCTTCGAATGAGTGGTGAATCAGATATCACACTACATAATTTTAAGAAATACAGTACATTGTTTAGTCCTGACGGTGGAGATCTGTTCATAGACTACTGGCCAGCTAATACAGCTACTGTCGGCGATGTAAAAAACAGACTTGCTTACATAAAAGAAACAAGGAATTGGAGTCCGGATATAATCATATGGGATTCCATCGATCATTTCCTACCGACTAATCCTGATGATCGGAGAAGGGATACCAGAATCCAGATCCAGAAAGTATATCACGAAGTAATAGCCCTTAATACAGAACTCTCCACATTCGCTATAGCGCCCTCCCAAGTGAACAAAGCGGCCATTGATAAGAAAGTATTTGACATGAAGGACCTGAATGAGGACTTTGGTAAGGTCATGAATGCGCATGCTGTATTTGCCATCTGCGCCACTAAGGAAGAACTCCAGGCAAAGATTAGGCGGATTGTTTCAGTGGTGCAGAGAGAGGGGGAGAAATATGATGGCCAGAATCAATGTGTGATCCATGTTGATGAAGCTGTGGGTAAGGTACAGGAAGTTGACAAAGAGGCGTACTATAAAAATCTAGAGGATGATTAATGAAGGACAGGCGTTCGCGTATTTTGATGCAGTACATGGGCCACTCAGGCCATCAACTAATGGTTGGTATGATGGGATATGCCCTTTATGTGGTGAGATGAAGTTGGCGGTTACCTTCGAATATAATCTGGTTAAGTGTTGGAAAGGGTGTTTTGACCGACAATTTATTATTGATTTTATACAGAATATAGAGGGTGTTCGAAGGTTTGAGGCGTATGAAATACTTGAATCGTATGAAGCTCTACCATTGGAGTATACTTACAGGGAACATGGTCAGGTTGAAGTTTCTGATGTCACCCTTCCCGCCGGATATCAAGGCCTGTTACGCGGGGAGGGTGTCATTGGAGATAGAGCTAGGACTTATTTATCAGGTCGTGGCTTTGACCTGGAGCATTTGGACAACTTGGGAGTAGGCTACTGTATTGACCAGCATGAGGATAACAAAAAGAATTTTTTCGGGTACATCATTATCCCACTTAAAAAGAATGGCAAGCTGGTGTACTATCTGGCCCGGGATTTTATGGGAAACTTCCCCAGGTACAAGAATCCTCCAAAGGAGTTGTTCGGAGTAGGGAAATCACAGTTTTTATTCAATGAGGAGGCCCTGCATCTTTATGATAGTGTCTATTTAACTGAGGGCTGGGCAGACGCGGCGACCTTGGGACCTAATGGAATTTCATACCAGGGCCTGGATTTGAGTGTTTATCAGAGCACAGCGATCATCGAATCCCCCGTGATGGAAGTGGTTGTCATTCCGGATATTGGAGCATATAAAGAAGGGCTGAAGCAGGCCCAGAAGTTGTATAAGCATAAAAAAGTAAAAGTAATAGACCTTTCACAATTAAATACAACCGGTAAGGATGTTAACGGTATAGGAAAGCTTCCCGTGGAAAGATTGGTCGATAAGACTGATTATTTGACCTGGGCCGGGCTTTATAAAGGATTAAAAGATGGATAGAGATCCGGCAATACATGTGAAACGATCAGACCTGTTACGAATATGCAAGGAAGAAGGGATAACTTTTCCTGAGGATTTTGTATCAGCCTTAATGTTGAAATCTTCAAAAATTAAATTAAACAATAGAGTGATTGTTACTGTCAAGGCTAAAACAGCATCTAAAATTGCCAGGACAGCAGCTACCTCTGATAATATAGTAGCGCAATTTAATAGTGTGTATATGGGCGCTCTTCGGAATCATGATAGGAGGCCTACGCCGATCCATAAAGGTACTAAACAATATTTGGCTTTAAAAGAGGTGGCCACAGCTGCACACAATTTTGCGAAGGATTACAAAATAAAATCCACGACTGAGGCGTTCAAAATTTATGTGGGACTCGGCATAACGATTATCGGTGCGGGCAAGATTACCATATACCGGATGAAGGGTGCTGATTATAAGATCCGGGACCGGTATGAGAACATGGAAATATTGAAACTAGTAGATCCGTTACAGACACAGATAGCCCACGCTGCCTGGGATCGTTCGCTCAAAAACTTCCATAATTTGAGCATGGAGGTGAATCAGGATCAACTAGCTGATATAGCTCAGGCTTCGCATGACGCTAAAAAATCTAGTGCTGATATAAATGATTGGATGGATGCCCAGTTCGATAAGTGGACTTTCATGAACTCTATGCCGGAATTCTCTCAGTTATATGGTGATAATGCCAAACTTGCATACACGAAATATATGGCCAGTAAAGGTCAAGAATACACTAATGACGCTGAGCGTCAACATTTTGAAACCGTAAAAAATGAAAAGAAAATCCCCATTAAAGGCGAGAAGCGCCAAAGAGGCTAAAATTAAGGCCGAGTACGCGAGAGTGTGCAAAGAAATTGATGAAGAAATGATTGATGAGTTGGGCTGTATGGTCTGTACTAGTTGCCACAGAAATCTTAGTGGCATCTCATGGGGCCATTCACATAACCTACCTAAAAGTCGATTTAAACATCTTGAGACAGATAAGAAGAACATATCTCCCAGGTGCCAGGATTGGGGGGAGCATCACGGTTGTCACGAAAAACTGGATAACATGGAAATCCATGAGATTGTCACGTTTGAGGATTTCGATGAAATCATGGCTTATCGGTTTGAGAACGCCCCGGAGGAATACAATAAATTTGTGACCGCTATCATAGAATCCGACCCGCAAATAAATATAGATTATTATGACGAAATTGAAGAAGAAGATTAGAGTATTTATTAGTAAGATTCATAAGAATCCTACCCAAGGAAATCATTACTTCTGGTATCAGGCGAATACTGGAGGCAAGCGTACCATAGTTAAGGGATCACTTAAAGTGGTATCTGATAAACGTACAGAATTAATCGAGAAATATAAAAACGAGTACATAAAAACAGGATCATGAGCAAATTAATTATTGGAATTTCAGGAAAGAAGAGACGCGGAAAAGACACCGCAGCAATGTACCTTAGCAGCCTTCTGGGAGGTTCGAACACTAAGACGATGTATTGGGCCACTAAGTTGAAGATCGCAGCAGCAGAGATGCTAGGACTGCCTCCCTACCACTTTTTTACAGATGCCAACAAGGATAAGAAATATGAAATAGCTGCCGCTATATTTATGACTGGGCGACAAATCCTTCAGCTGTTAGGCACTGATTGCTTCAGGGCTCTATTCCACCCGAATTTTTGGGTGTTTCAGGTTATGAGAGATATCCTGGCTAGGAAGGAAAAATTTATTATTATTCCGGATACCAGATTTCCGAACGAATATGAGGCTATCAAAGACCAGGGTGGGTATGTGATCCGGGTTGAAAGGACCATGCCTGTGATGGATGGCGATGATCATGTGTCTGAGACAGCGTTAGATGGTTATGATTTTGATCTCGTCGTAGATAATAACGGGGATATATTTGGAGAAAACTTCACAGAGCCTTTAATGCAATTCGTTGAAGATTATTGTAGGTAATATTCAAACCAATCTCGTCATAAGCGGGCATGATGAGATGGCATATCCCGGGATCAAGACAGTTCTTCGGGATTATATGTCCGTGAATGTACCTGGAGCTTATTTTGCCTCAGCGTATAAAAAACGGCAATGGGATGGTAAGCGGTACTTTATCACTCCAACTGGTAAGATGGCGACCGGATTCCTTCCATTACTTGCAACGGTACTGGAAAGAGATTATCCGGATTTGCCGATTGAGGTAGTTGATGAACGTGGGGAGATTCCGCCATTCAAAAGTGAGCTAATAACTCACATTGGATCTATGATAGCTGAAGGGGATTATGAGCATCAAAAACATGCCATTGCCTCAATGGATAAGTGGATCACGATTCGCGAATCGCAAATTGCCTTTCCCAGAGGGATTGTAAATGCTGCAACAAATGCGGGGAAAACGGCTGTAATCGCCGGATTGCTCCTCAATCTGGAAGGTAATAACCGAATGCTGGTATTGATCCATAATAAGACTATATTTACTCAGCTGGTAGAGGCTTTTGAAGATGTGTTCAATGGGGATGTAGGAATTATCAACGCGAGTACCTATAAACCTAATATCGTTACAGTTGGAATGATTAAGACTCTTTACAATAGGATAAAAAGTAGTGTGAACGTCAAGAAGGATATGGCTGCTTTCAATGTAGTAGCTGTAGATGAATGTCATCTGGCCGGGTCCAAAACTTATCAGGGCGTACTCAAGAATGTACCGGCCCCGATCCGTCTTTTCGTATCGGGTACTCCTTTCGATTCTAATGCGATTGTAAATAAAATGGTATCCATAGGCCTCTCCGGTCCAGAACTCTTTAATATCAGCAAGAGAGAACTAATGGATAAGGGAATTAGTCTGGAGGCTAAGATTCACATGCATTTATGTCATGAAATGCATGCTGATGACAGTAGTTATGATTCGGTTAGGTATTCCAGGATTTTTAAATCAGCAAAGCGTGTTGCAATTATGTATGATATTCTGAAGGATTATGAAGGATCTACTTTAATCGCGGTGAATTATATCGAGCATGGACGATTATTAGCTGCCAGTTTGCAGTTATTGGGTATTAACTCGATAACTTTTGTTTATGGTGATGATCCGAAGAGGGAAGAAAAGATAGAGCAATTTAAAAATGGTGAGATCAAGACATTGGTGAGTACCACTATCCTTAAGGAGGGTGTGAATATACCCATAATATCTAAACTAATCTACGCCGCGGGTGGGAAGGCTAAAGTGGATTTGAAGCAGTGGATGGGACGACTGGAACGTTTGTATAAGGATACTAAGGATTTTATTATGCATGATTTTTTTGACATTGGACCATATGTTGAAAACCACTCCAGGTCCCGCCGGGCGGTGTATAAAAGAGAACAACTGGATGTCACTGAGCATTATAATCGAAAAGAAATTCAAAAAATTACTCGCGAACCCTTGCATAATTAAAATATTTACCGTAATTTTGTATTTCAATGGTAAGACAAAAGAGATCAAAAAAAACAGAGATTAGTAGATTGAAACCACTCAACATTGAGGATTTGTCTCAATCAGATGATTGCTTTGGCAAAGCGTGGGACCCCCAACACCCTCTCTGCAGTGTATGTGCAGACATTGATATTTGTGGTGTTGTATACCAGGAAACGGTAGTGATTCCGAAAATTAAAAAATTTGACGAATCGCTGCCCCTGGACCTCTTAGATTTTAAAAAAGTGGATTGGGATAAAGTGTCTAAGCTGGTGTCCAAGTATGAGAATGAGGGGGAACCTATGTCGTATGAGGAACTGATGCGATATGTTAAGGATCTAGCTAACACCAAAGATGATTTTATGGTCAAGCTATTTATTGAAAGATCATTAAAAATGAATAATTTAAAGTGTTCTGAACACGGGGAGATTCTGATAAATGCCTAAAATATTGACTTTCATAGATAAAGGTTCCTCTCAGGAACTCTACAGAGATACACTCAAAACACTGATGGTGAGCGTGATTGGTATACCAGAGGATGAACTGTCTTTTGAGTATTGGCCCGGGAATGATGGGGCTGTTAATAAGATTGATAGCTATAATCCAGACATTGTGTTCGTATGTGGTGAGGAAGCCCTGAATCACACATTACGAGTTAAGGGTATTAAAAGAATGTCCGGACAGATAAAGGAGTGGAATGGTAGAATGATTGTTCCTCTTCTTTCCCCGGGTTACATATCCAGCCATCCATCAGAGCTCGCACCTTATGCCGAATCGATTCAACGGGCATATATGGTTGCTGGCGGAGAAGAAATTAAAGAACCGGAAAACGAGTTCGAAATAATCCATACCTTTCAGGAATTGCTCCCGTACCTACCATACCTGAGCAATGCATCTGTTGTATCATTTGACTTTGAGACAACAACCCTTACAGATATGGGTACCTTCGATCCAAATTTTCGGCTCAGGGGCCTGGCGTTAACATATCAAATAGGATCAGCCATTTTCTTAGATTTGGAAGATATGTCTGCCGATGATATTCGGCATGTAGCCATGGCCCTTGACGAAAAAGTGTTCGGTAACCCGGACATCATTAAAATTGGTCATTATGTAAAGTTCGACATGCATTGTGCTGTCAAACTAGGTATTAAGCAATTCAAAGGTCGGTTTCACTGTACCATGCTCATGGCACAGTTGTTGGATGAGACTACGCCAAATGGATTAAAGTATCTTGTCAGTGTGCATTTCCCGGCATTCGCAGGGTATGAGAAGAAGCTACAGGGAACTAAATGGGAGGACATCCCCATGGAAATACTGGCTCCGTATGGTGCACTTGATTCAGATCTCACCCTTCGCCTCTATGTATACTTCACAAACATTATGTTAAAGGAACATCCTAGAGTATATAATTTATTCAGGACTCTCACAGTTCCGGCAACCATGGCCTTATTCCAGGCTGAACAGAATGGCATGCTCATAGATAGGCAGTATTTAAACGATGCTATCGTAGCTACAGAAGCTGATATCATTGAGCAGGAGCAGAAACTGCGACACAATAAGACCGTGAAAAAGTTTCAGGCGCA